ACCATATTTAATTGGGTCAACTTTGGTTATTCCAATTAGGTAGAGAATAAGGCTTCCAGCTGCGCTGCCGCGCCCAAGGCCAGTTGGAATTTCGTTGCGATTACAATAATTAATCACATCCCATACAAGAAGAACATAATCAATAAACCCTAAATCTTTTAAAGTAGATAATTCATATTTAGCTCTCTCTACATACTCATTATAAAGAGGGTCTTTTTTATTTATTTTTAAATTTTTAAATCCAGTGTGAGCTAAAGAACGTAAAAAGTCATAATTACTAATATCTTCACTAACTCCGATCTCCCTCTTGTATTGGTCTTCTATATCGAACGTAGGCAAACGTACCCCATGTAGGGGTAAATCTATTCCTTTAAAGTGAGACTTAAAGCTCATACTTCCACCTCCCATTTTAGCTTATTCCAAACCTTTAAATTGAGTTCTAGATCGACTATCGCATTATGTAAGCTTTCGTAGTCATGGTCGATTCCGTACCCCTTCCCAAGGGCCGTCAGATTCGTTCTAACGCCCTTTTTACGTATATTGGCCATCCTATATTGATACTCCAATAAAGAGCCCTCAGACTCGTTAAATGGCATATTCATCTTTACTCCTCTGGCTAGAGCATTTGTGTCTAAAATCTTTGGCATTATTGATCTATAATCGCAATTATTGAGCTTGTAATAATCCCTCAACAAATAAATATCAAATTGAAGCATGTTATGCGCGATGATCCAATCAGCTTTGTCCAACCAGTCTTTTATAGTGGGAAACGCTTCATCTGGGCGGATACCTTTTCGCTCCATGGTTGTATCGCTGTATCTAGTGATTCTAGCAGCGGCTTCGCCAATTCTTAAGTCGGTGTCCCACTTGATGTAGAAGTCTTTTTCTGCAATCTTTTTTCCGTCTACAGCTTTAATCATGGCGATTTGCCAAGGGAGATTGTAGGAACTGTTGAGGCAGAGGTTAAAAGTCTCGCAGTCGATTAAAACGTAAGTCTTTTCCTTATCGAATCTGAGAAGATGCTCACGCATGAGTACCTCCTTTTTCTTTCCAGCTTTCAAAGGAAAATTCGTCACTACACATATGGTCTATATTCGGCTTTTCCAAAGTCGATCTATTGTTAATGCAACGAAAAGTTAAATAAGCTAAAAAGTCATTTTTATTTTCGTAGTAAATACTTTGAACTTCCTGAGTTTTATAGTTAGCTGATTCTACATATTTTAAGACCCTATCCCTAATTAAGTCATCAAAAGGAATATCGTTATCCTCAAGTAAAAAAATTGGGTCACAGAAATCGAAGTCTGGTACACACGTAGCACCCTCTAAGGAATTTCTATGTAAGAAAGAGTCGTAAAATGGTACAGCGAGCATAAGGTCGTTATCACTCCAATGCTCTTTTAGTGTTTTGAAGTCGATGTTCGGGGTGTAATAAAAGCCATCTTTAGCTGCATGGCTCCAAATTTTAATGAGTCTTTTGTAACCTTCTGTATTCTTCGCGAAGATTACATACTTGCAGCGACTTTTTAGTGCTTCCTCATCTTTTTCATTAAGGTCGGGCAAAAAATTAATTCTTAATCCAAAATTAAGTTTTATTTTGTTGTCTTTGCTATTTTGGTAAGCCTCCAAAAATCCACCAAAAGAATCCTCCACTAAAAAAAGTTCGTTGATCTTATTGTTTAATAGGATATCAAAAATTGACGTAGGAGAATTCTCCACTTCGTCACCAGCAGGATTCAAGGTAAGTATAGACCTGCCCAAGGAATAGTGAGATTTAAATATTGGAATTACTTCGGCCACCAGAAAATTATACCACGATCTTGATTCTTGTCAAGTCCATTTTGGACACCCCTTGTAAGTCATTTTAACCAATTTCTCACCCTTCTTGGGTTTAAGGTCTTCTTGTTTTAAACTGGTTTTAACGACGTTGCCCTCAGAGTCTTTAATGGCATAATATGTTCGTCCCCATTTGTAAGAGCACCCCCACATTACTGAGCCATCTTTCTTAAGCATTCCTTCGTACTTATCGAAGCCACAATTAAGGCAACCGCCCCACCCTCCATCAGCTGGTTTTGGCATGTCCGCAGCAAATTTGGATACCGCATCATCCTCGTTGAAGCTTTTCATTTTTTTGAAATAAAACTCAAGATAATCCTCGAATCCTCGTAAAGCTTCATCACTGAATTCAATCTCCTGAATTGGTTTCTTTGGAAATCGAAGAAAAATAAATTTGACCACGGGCTTGAGGTTGGGCCATATTTTTTTTGCAGCAAGGCTATACATCATAGCTTGCGTACTAGCTTCTAGATCGTCTCCAGAGAATTTCTTTTTGCTGGTTTTGTAGTCATGAATTTCTATCTTGTCCTCGTTTTTGAAGAGGGCAAGTTTATCCATTAGTCCGTATATCCTGTAGTCTCTTTTTTTCTCAGAAAATTCATCAATCTCTCCCGTTAAATCAAATTCGTACTCTGGGTCTAAAAGGTCTGAACAATCTTTTATAAAAAAGTCTGAATCAAGTGCCACTAGAATCATCTTCTTCATTAATTCGTAATGACTGTCGTCGAGAGCTTCATTAGCTTTGATACCCTCAAGAAGATGTTTTTCAGCCATCTTGGATGCTTCTACGGTTTTGTTCGCCATGATTAGGTCATAATCCTTTTTGTGTTTAGCGAACTGCAATTTTTCAAGAAGCTCATGGCACACACTACCAAGCTGCAACGGCTCCGCTGGAGGCTGTGGAATCTTAAGGTGATACTGACACCAGTACTGCCAATGGCACGAGTCCATTGTCTTCATCCTTGAAGCGGAGAGGTATTTTCCTTCTGGTCTTTTACGCATAGCTAGAAAGGGATGTGTGCCAGTTTTTGATTTCGGTTTTATTCATTTCCCCAAAGTCGTTTTTGCTAGGTAAGGCAACTCGGACTTGCTCTGGGTCAAAATGAAGGTGAAGCTTTTCAGCGGCTTCAATAGCTGCTTTATTTCCTGCTCCACTAATGGTGTCATCATTATTGAATGAAACAAAAATCGTTCTAACATCTAATTTTATTAAAAGCATTGTGATGGACTTGCTTATTGTTAAGCCAAAAGTCACTAATACATTTTTAATTCCAGCATCCCATAGAGCCAGCATATCTCCTATGCTTTCAACTAGTATTACTTCCTTTTCATTTTGTATTTCCTTTAGGTTAAATTTCGCGGGGTAGCACCAGTTTTTAACAGCACCCAAATGTTTCCATTTTGCTATCTTGTAGTTCTCAGGTATTTGATTTACGTACCTGCCACTAAACCCTACGATTTCATCATTAGAATTAAAGATAGGAAAGACGTAGCGATTTTTCATTTGCCCTTCTGAAGCTAATCCACCCTTAAAACCCTCTACGGTGCTGGGGCTTATTCCTCTGGAGTCCCAATAACTGTGATCCTTTTTTAACCTTAGTAGAATTTCTTTAGGGTATTTTTTAACAGATTCTACTTTTGGCTTTGATAAAGTGTTGCGACTCGAACCACTTGGAGACCTTGATTCGATCCACTCCTTGGTATCTGTTATGTCTTTTTGACCCAAGGAGATATGAACTAACTCTTCGAATTTGCCCCCTCGACGTTCCTTATGGTCAAACCAGACTCCTGTTTCCTTGTCTATAGACAGCACATCAGGACTATCTGATTCGCGGTAAAGAGGCTTCGCTCTAAAGCTGTTGCCTCTGTCTAGTAATTCGTATCCGATTTCTCTAAGTATGTCTTCTATCTTTTCACTACTCATAACAACTCCCCATCGTTTTCGTTAGTGTCATCAGCTTGAAGCTGCATCCTTTCTCTCTCCGCTATATCGTGAAGGGTTCCCTCTTCGCTTACGTTGAAATTATCTATCCTCAAATTCATATAGTTCTCGTAATACCTTTCAGTACCATTGGGGTCTCGTCTCCTGACTAAATCATGGTGGCCCGTAGCATGACGCCCTTGAAATCTAGATTTTAACTTAAGCAAAATATGTGTTCCAAATTCTTCTCCATCCCATTGCATTTCTTCTCTGGTTTTTCGAGCTAAAAAGAAGGCGAAGTCAGCGTGCCACACAACTCTATCGGAGCCAGAGACAACGGCTGAAGTAATTTGATCTCCAAGCTTTCTGCCTTCACCCGCTCTATTAGATTGTGTTGCTGCGACTACTGGGCAATTGAGCTCTTTTGCAAGCTCGGTAAGTCTTTTGGCTTTTTGGCCCAACACTTGATACTCAGCCCAATTTTTGGAAACCGTATCGCCTCCCGTTTCTAGGTAGTCGTAAGCTATGATGCAAGATTCGTCGCGCCCAACTTCGGACATCTTCCATTTTCTGGCTATGGAGCATATTTCTTCTATGCCTTTATCTCCAATGTAGTAATGGTGAACTAAATTTTTTGATAAAAACTCCTTAACCTTTTTGAAACCATTTTGAACTTTACTGTGAAGCTCTTTGTTGTTTCTCCACTGAGACGTTTCGATGTACCACATAGGAACCTCGCTCATTGAGGCAAACATTCGTTTTTCCACATCTTCCGTCCGCATTTCGGTATCTAAGATTAAAGTTTTTGTACCGTTTAATTCCCCTGTTTTTCTGGCTAGGTCGCTTATGTAAGTGGTTTTGCCATTTCCAGCGCGAGCAACTACCATATACAGACACCCCGCTCTTAACCCCCCGTATAGTCTGTTGAAGTTTGGATAAGGGGTTGCGAAACCAACCTCTTCTTTTGGGTTGTTGGCGCGTTCCTCTGCTTCTTCTATAAAGCCATCAAGTAAAACCTTCGGGCCTTCATTGAGGGAGAAACATTCATTTAAATTCTTAGAGTATATCTCGTCGCAGTCAGCTACTACTGAAGAAATTGATTTATCTAACGTGGAGTTGAGATGATCGATTACATTCTCAGCATTTTTCTCCAAGTCTCTTCTGATTTTTTTATCTTTTAAGTCATAAGAAGCTTGAACAGTGGCCTCTGGAGATATCTGAGTAAAAGATATAGATTCTACATAATCAAAAATATTAATATCGTCCTTGAATGAAATACCAAGGTTTTTGATTTTTTGTGCAACTGTTACCGGATCAATTTCTCCTCCTTCGAATGCTATATTTTTAATACACGAAAAAATAGTTGAATGAACTGGAGAGTAGAAATCTTTTTCTGAAATGATAACGTCCAAGTCCGCGAGAACACGAGGGTTTCTTATCAACCCTCCTAATACATGTTTTTCTGTCTGATATGAAAAAAGCTTGCTCATATTTTTATCCCAAATTGTTCCTCTATGAATTCATAACTAAGCAAAGGAACTTCCTTTTCTTCTATTTCTATTACTTCAAACCCGTTTAACTCCAGCCATTCTAATTTTTTGCAATCCCTCTTGATGGATTGTAGAAATTTTTGCCTAGAGTCAGCATGGAAAAATTTGTTAAACGATGAGTGCTGCGACCCGTTAACTTCTATCGCGATCTTTTTTGTCGCATTCAAGATGTCTACCTTGAGTCTTGTTCCGTACACTGGAAACTCTTCGTAAACAATGTGATTTTCCCAATATTCTTTTAAAAATTGTTTTGTTTTAAATTGTATTTTCGATCTGGACTTCTTGTCCCAATTAATAAGGTATTTACTTACATTGCGGCTCACCATTCTACCTGTAATGCTAATCAGCCTCATAGTAACTTCTTAAATTTCTCCACCAAAAAGCTTGTTAATTTTTTATTTTCTTCAAGGTAAGAAATTAGATTATTAATACCTTGATGCTTTGGTTTAAAGTCTGAATCGTCAAATTCGTCAACTAGCTCTTGATCAAACTCGAACCAACCTGCGGCTTTCTTTTTTACGAACTCAAACTGTAGGCACAAATCCATAACCTCGTACTCTGTCCATATTGAGCCACCTCTTTCACCGTATTTAATCGGCATATCCAATACTTGACCGCTCTTTTCGTTTCTAGTTTTAGTAAACTTTAAGGAGCAGTAGTGGCCTATTCTTTTCCCTTTTGCGTCTATTGAGGCTCCGCTTGGGTTTTCCCATATGTATAGATTTGTCCATAGGGGTTTTATCTCTGCGATCACCGAACTGTAAAAGTTCAATGCTTTACCACCTGACTGGGTGGTTCCTCCTGCGGTAGCCATTCCTCCGACTGACATTTTATGACGAGTTTGAGAAAGCACTATCATGGCATGACCGTTTTTGGTCAGGGGCAAGGTTGTGGCTTTACCTACGTGAGAGAAAACGACAGCCGATCCAGCGACTTTCTGCCCCTCGTCAAATTTTTTACCAAGGTCTGCTTTTTTAATTAAAGCATCTGTTGAATCAACGACGAAAAGATACCTATATTCTTTTCTATCTTCCCCTTTGCCGTTTTCAGAAATCAACTCCTTGATCATCCCCATTGATGACTCCAGTATATTAGAGTCATAGCAACACCACTTATCCTCACTCTGATCAACCCCAGAGCGTTCAACTAATTCTGGAGTAAGTCTTCCTTCAGCGTTTATATAAAACACGAAGCCGTTTTCAATTTGTTCTTGAAATAGTCTGGCTATGTTGAGGGCGAAACTTGTTTTGCCGCTTTCGGGTTCACCTGAAAGCCTAAATACACCTGGTCGTACACCTCCGTCCAAAAACAGGTCCAACTGCAAGCTTCCTGTACTACAAATCCACTCTACTCTTTCGAGGTCATTATAGTGATCCCCTTTAAACCTTTTGTCGCCTAGTAGCGATTTAATTCTTTTTTGACTCATTTAAAATTTGCATTAATGTTTTTCGTTTGTTTTTTACTTTTTTATCTTTTCCTACCTTCTCTGAGAGTTTGTAGTCTTTAACTTCA